CAGTAAAAACGCAAAACTATGGGCGATTTCAATTACTTACACATAACAGGCGTGAATGACCTGCCCGGCTATCATGCCGCAGCAGCGTTCACCACCAAGAGCAGCGAGGTTTTCAAGGAATCGGAGGAAATCTCACCGCGCCATGTGAGCGACAAGGTGAGCTATATGCCTTGGGGAGCGGACGACCAGATGCCGTATGACATTATCAATCTGATTGAGAGTGATGAGACTCTAAGTACTTGCCAGATGTTCAATGCAGAGGTGTGCTATGGGAGCGGACTGGTGTACCAGACTGATGAAATGTGCAAACGGAAAGTGGTGAACGAGGTCGAGGAGTTCTTCTTGGATAACGACATGGCGAGTTATTTCCTCGGTGTTTGCCAGGACTTCAAACACTTCGGCTTTGCCGTGAGTGTGATAATTCTCAATGAACAAGGAAACAAAGTGGTGAGGGTGCTGCGCAAGGAGGCTTGCTATGTTCGCTTTGCCCCTGCCAACAAGGAGGGTGTGATACCACAAGTGTTGTACGCGAATTGGCGCAATTCGGTGCGGGCGGAACAGGTGGAGGTCATTCCACTGCTCAATCCGCAAAGTCCTTGGACGGACTTGCAAGCACAGGTGAAGAAGGGCAAACGCAAGTTTGCCGTGGTCAGCCGTGTGCCGACGCCTGACAGCACGTATTATCCCATTCCTTATTATGCCTCGCTCTTCAAGGGCAAGTGGTACAATATCAAGCAACTCATCGGGGTGGCAAAGGAGGCAAAACTGAAAAACTCTGCGCCTATCAAGTACCACATTGAGATTGCCAAATCGTTTTGGAGCAATATCTTCAAGGCGGAGGGCATTACCGACCGCGTGAAGCAACAGGAGCGCGTGAATGAGGAAAAGGACAACATCATCAATTTCCTCACGGGCATGGAGAACTCGGGCAAGGTGCTTTTCTCGGAATTTTATGTGTCTCCCAATGGGGAGGAACAGCATGATGTGGTGATCAACAAGATTGAGACGGACAAGGAGGGTGGCGACTGGGCTACGGACATCATCGAGGCGGTGAACATGATGTGCTTTACCATGCGTGTGCACTCAAACCTTGTGGGTTCTGTGCCGGGCAAATCGCAGACGAATAATTCGGGCAGCGACAAGCGCGAACTTTATACGATTGCACAAGCCCTGCAAAAGCCGTATCACGACCTTTTGTTTAATGTGCACCGACTGATTATAAGGTTCAACAGGTGGGACGGGGCTTATCCCGACTGTCCGTTTATCCAGCTCACCACGTTGGACGAGAACAAAGACGCCAAACAGGTGAGTGTAACCCCTAATACTGAAAACGCATGAGCCAGCTGATACCCGATAACAATGTGCTTCTGCAATTCGTTCCGAATGTGCTGAAGTCTGTGCAAGGCGAGACCTTGCTCTTTGATAAAATTGCTCCGCACTTGGAAGTGGCGGAAGCGTGGCTCACGACCACGTTCCTTTCTGAGGCAGTTCTTGCGAAACTGCCCCATGAGGATGCCACCAACAAGTTGTTGCATTACGCACGTATGGCAGTGGTGGCAGAAGCCATGCTTCATGCCGTGCCCCAGTTGGATTTGGTGCTTACGCCCAATGGCTTTGGTATTGTTTCAAACACCAATATAGCCCCTGCCAGTAAGGAGCGCGTGGAACGCTTGCTCCTGTCGTTGGAGAAAATGCGTGATGACACGCTTCCTATCTTGCTTCCCTTGTTGGCAAATATGGAAGCATGGGCGACAAGCGACCCATGCCAATACTGGAGCCAGACGCTTTACCCGTGGTTGGATCTGCCTCGGAAACTCGGCAGCACCGACCACTCTTGGCAGCGTTACCAGGAACTGCATTCTAAACTCATCGCCATCGAGGAACGATTGGCGCATGATTTCTTCTCCTGTGAACTCTTGGCGACTCTGCGCCAAGCAGAGCTATTGGGCAAATGGGGCGAGACCCCATCTGCACCGCACTACAAGCGTGCCTGGAGGCACATCTTCGCAATTGAACTGTATATGTTACGGGAAGAAGGAGAAGTCCCCATACCATCTTGCATTGAGGTCGTGAACTCCCTCCGTAATGCTCCCGATGGCATTTTTGAGGAGTGGAAGCAGTCGGAAACCGCTGCTCTCTTTGAAAATCATGGATATAAGAATGACAAAAGGAAAGGTGGGTATTGGTTTTGATTTTATACTGCTTCTTTTGTGATATCAATATAATATTCCTACATTTGCACTTATACTAGTGCAACCCCTTAAAAAGTCAGTTATATGGAAGATTTAAGCTTTGGAATTTTTGTGGTAATCATTGTAATTCTTGTTATCATGCTAATTCGTTGGCGTCTAAATTGGGGACAGTCTTTTAGAGATAAACAAACTCAACAGATGATTGATCTCGCAAAAAAACGTGCAGCTTATGAGCAGCAACAAAAAGAAAACGAAAAAAAGAAAGAAAAAGCCAACACCATTTTTGTTAATCCTAAAGGAGAAGCCCAAAAAGGTTCTTTTGAAAACAAAGACTTCAACATATAATGTAGCGTGTCTTTTCTATAAGTACAATGCTTCCATACTTTCGCGGTATGGAAGCATTTTTTTTATCTCTGCCCAAGTCATGGTCGGAACTATCCGACCAACAATTGTTGTTTTTCTTCCGACAAGTCGCACGCGATTTGCCGATGAACGAGGTGTTAGCCCTTTGCGTTTGCAAATGGGCTGAATTTGTTGTGCTTTGTCATGCAGACAAACACTCCTGTTTGGTCAAAGACGGGAAAAGCAAACGCCAAGTGGTGCTTGCCGATTGGCAAATCACCTTTGCAGCGCGACAATTGGCTTTTTTGGAAAGCTTCGCTCCTAAGCCTGTGCGCATTTCTGTCATTTGCGGTGCATCGGCAGTCGCTGCCGACTTGCAAGCCGTCCCCTTTGAGGACTATCTCGCTTGCGAGAACTATTACCAAGGCTTTCTGCACACGCAAAGCATGGAATGCCTTGCGGAAATGGCGCATTTGCTTTATCCGAAACTTTCGGACAAAGCTTGTTTGGAGAAAGCAGAACTGCTTTCTGTATTTTATTGGTTTGCTTCTGTCAAAGCGAACTTCACCCGTATGTTCCCTCATTTCTTCACCAACATACCCCAAGAGAAAAGCAATCTCTTGGGGAGTGCGGATTTGGGTGTCGGAGAGGAACTCCGACAGGCGATGAACGCACAAATACGTGCGCTCACTGGAGGGGATATTACCAAGGAAGCTGCCATTTTGCAAATGGACTGCTGGCGTGCTTTGACGGAACTGGATGCCAAGGCTCAGGAAGCACAAGAATTGCGTAACCAACTTAAATAAAAAAGCCAAAGCAAATGCCTTGGCTGGAATGAGAGCGGGTCTCTTAAGGTTGCCCCATCCCTCACATCGCAAAGATAGTAATAAATATCTAATCATGTCACCTTATGAAATCAAATCTCAATTGGAATGCCACAAACTTCTTCCGTGACCTCACGGCCCGCAACAAGTTTGCCACCGCACAAGGCTTTGCCTTTGTCCGCGTGTCGGGTTTGGAAGGCTTTGAAGAGGCTCTGCAAGCCATGCAAAGCACCACGGCTTTTGTCTGTGTGAGCGATATGAGCCAGGGCTATATCGCACTCGCCAACACGCCACGCACAAGGCGCGTGAAAACCATCTTTCTTGCCATGCGCCATGCCATTGATGACATGGAGGCAAGGCTCTGCTGCATGGAAACACTTCGAGAAGTGTTCCGCCAATTCATGAGCCAACTCATTCTTGAACGGACACGATTAGAACAATCGTGCATTTACCTTGATGAACGCATCACGTTCAACGAAATGAACGAGTATTTCTTTTCGGGTTGCGCCTGTGCCTACTTTCAAATTGCTGTGGACACGTTTACGGATTTAAGATACAATGCCGATGAATGGAACAACGAATGATGCCGAGCAACGTGCCTTTTCCGAACGCGAAAAATTCGTCACAGCTTTCAACGAAACTATGCTCAAAATATGGAAGGAGCAAATGACCTTGCTCGATGTGATTGACACAGGCGCCTTGCTCGCCTCGCCCAAGTCGTTACCGCTCCGTGCCGATGGGCGGTTCATGGAACTCGGACTAAGTCAGTCTTTTTTAGAGTACGGACTTTGGCAGAACTTTGGTACGGGTAAGGAAATTCCCCGTGGCAACAATGGTGACATCGGCAGGGAGCGCAAGCGCAAAAAGAAGCCTTGGTTCTCGCGTAAGTATTATGTTTCCGTCATGAACCTAAGAGACTTCCTTGCCGACAACATGGCCAAAGAATTTGTGGGCGTGGTAGCCCAATCTTTGGACGATAAGTACCTCAGATACAATCATTAGCTTATGAACACGACAAACATAACCAAGCAAATCACGGCTTTTCGGGCATTAAGCACCGAAGCCGCCATCACCCCTGAAAACTTGGGCGTGATATTGCAAGCCTTGGCAGACTTGCTCTCTGCTGCCGCAACAAACACGGACTTGCAGTCCCTCACGGCTTGGAAAGCCAATATTCTGAAACTCTCCACGCTGTTGCAGAGCATCAGCCTCGGAACTGTCGGCACAGACAAGGTCTGTCTGTCCGTCATTCAAGGCAACCCCTCAAATGGTGTGCTGCAACGACAGGCGGACAGCATAATCCTCAAAGCCGCCACCACCGCACAAGCTGGGGTGATGTCCGCAGCACAGGTGCAGAGCCTTACAAGTTGCACCGAGGACATGACAGAGGCAAAGCATTCCATTTCCAACTGCAACACAAACATCGCTGCCCTGAAAACTTGGAAAACCAAATTGGGCGAAGCCAAGCAAGTCATTCAGCACTTCAAGTTGGGGGACGTGAACAAGGTGAGTGTGGCATTTTCTGCCACGCT